GTTTTTTCTCTAGTCGCCATTTGTTTCCTTTTTGGTGTGAAACACTTCATACCAAGTATCGCACTTGTCACATTGATACATACTTACGATACTATATTCTGATGCGTTATAAGTTTCTTCAGGTATCTCTTCAGTATCAAAATCATTATTCCATCTTACTTCATTATCACAATAAAAACATTTCATTATTTTGTACCTAATTAATTTTACTTCGCATTTTTTCTTAATAGTTTAAAATTATTCTCTCTATCATAATATTTATAATCAACTTTAGTAGGATAAAATTGTTCCAAACAATCTAATACATCTTGCTTTTTAAAATCTTTACAAGAATAAACATCAAGCTGAACTAATGCAGGAGTTACAGCATCCCAAGTATGAATAACAACATGTGATGTCTCTATGATTGTTGCACATGTTATACCTTCATTACCTTTCTTATCTACCTTAGCTGAGAAAGGCCCTGCAAGTATTTTCATATCTATCTTTTTAATTAATTCTTTCATCCAAGTAATAGTTTGTTCTTCTGTTTGAGGTGGTGCAGATACTTCTGCTCGTATAATTAAATGTTTATGCTTCAGCTTTTCCATAATTTTCTAATTGTTCTTTGTATTGATTTGTTATTTCATCTACATTAGGAAGTTTAACAATCTTAGTAAAGAAAGTATTTTTATTTGCATACTTAAATACTCTTAATCCTTGACCATTATTAGTATCAGAATGACATTCCCATTTATGCAAACAGAATTGACATCCTGTTGCTAAAGTTTGATTACCATTCTTCTCAACTTTATCTTCATAACATTTACTAGGTGGTGTATCTTGTTCTAATGTTTCTTTTAAAGTTTTAATTAAATTTTTAATATTAGGTTTAACCATATCATTAGGTTTATAAAAACATATATCGCCAGTCGATTTATCTACAACAAGAAAGCCACCATGTTTTGTACCCATAGCTGTTTCATATCCTGATAACTGTGCGTGATAACCAAATGGGTCATCGTTAACTATTTCTCCTGACTCAAATTTTTTAAAACTAAATGATGAAGCAGACTTAACATCACAAATCTCTCCATCTATCTTACTATCTATATGGCCTGTAATACCATCAATCTCAACTTTCTTTTGTTGGTCTTCAACTTTGTGTCCTGATAATTCAGCTAGAAATAAAATTAAATGTTCAATCAAATGTCCATACAAAAACTTTAAACTTGAATCTGCTTCAAAGTTTGAAGTATCTTTAGGACTATTCTTATCATACCAAAGCTGTCTAGGAGGTTTACCTAGAACACTCATCCTTAATTTACCTTGATACTTTTCTTTTACTGATGGTTTATTCCATGATATGATAGCTTCTTTTATATTATTTAAAAATTTATTTAAATTTTCTTCTGTTATATTTGCAGGAATACCATTAGACACATCAGTAATTAATTGTTTAATATCTGTTGCTAATGTACTAATGTGTTTCTGACCAGTTGTTTCCGATTTTATATTCTCCATCTAAAGGACACCTTATATTTAATTGTTTACCTGCATCTATAATTGCTTGTACTGCTAACTTTCCAAACTCTTCGGCTCTACTTTCTTCTACCTCGTATTGAAATTCATCATGTACATTTACAACTGGAAATGCTTTGATTTGTTTTCTTATAACATATTCGTCTAATAGTGTCAACGCTTTCTTCATAACAATTGCACCAGCACCTTGTAATAAAGTATTCAAAGCAGAATGTACTTGACGAATAATTATTTTTCTTCCGTCAAGTCCTTTGACCCATCTACGTTGAGCCACTCTATCCACTTTTTCTCGTAAGCGTCTAAGACTTGGTGTTGCTCTAAGAAATTTTTCTTTAACTCTTTCGCCATCTCTTTGCGAACCTCCGATGATACTTCCGATTTTTGCTGAACCTGCTCCATAGATAAATGCGTAGATAAAAGTCTTCGCCTTATCTCTTGATTCCAAACCAGCAGCAACTTGATTTGCTGTGTGTATATCTCCATTAACGACTTCATTTGTGTACCTCTCATCATTCATGTAGTGGGCTAACATTCTTAACTCAAGTCCTGAAGCATCAACCCCTACTAGTTTATAACCTTTGTTTACAATCCATAACGCCCTACATTCTTTACCATAGGGAGAATACACAGCAGGTATCTGAGCCATGTTGGGCGACTGATGACTCATTCTACCTGTAACAGTACCATTAGTGATTACCTTTCCATGTACTCTCCCATCTTCTCTTATAGCTTCAATCCAAGAACTGACTTGAGCAATTCTTTTTTGTAGCAAGAGAAACTTGTTTATTAATTTAGCTTCAGGAATATTATTTATTTCTGATAAAACTTTTTCATCTACAATCACATGTCCTTTATCAGTTTTCTTTTTTGGTTTCCATCCAAGCTTAATTAATCGTTCACCTATTTGTTGTCGTGAACCTAAATTAAATTCTTTATATGATACCTTTGTATAAGGTACACCTTTAACATAACCTCTAGCTTTATTATTTACTTTAGGAATAAATGTTTCTTCTATTTTTTCAGGTGGAAAAGTTTTTCTAACTTCATTAGTTAAGTCAATCATATCTTCTTTAAACTTACCTTGTAAAGAGTATGCATTAACTACATCAATTAAAAATCCTTTGTCATATTGTTTCTGAATTATCTGAGCAACTTTATGTTCTAACTCTATTGACTCTCCAAAGTCTGTCATCTTTTTAGATAAAAAATTATAAAGCTTTTCAGTTAACGCAACATCATTTCTACAATACTTTAACATATCATCACTAAGATAATCAAACTGTTCAAACTCTATTTTATTTAAACCAAGTTTGATTCCCCAATTCTTTAATGAATGTCCACCCTCAATAATAGGATTAAACAATCTTGATAAAACTAATGTATCTGTAATCTTACAATGCTTAAATGTATCTTGTCCAAAGAAAGACTTAATAACAGGAATATCAAATCCAATTATATTATGTCCAATAAATTCTTTAGTGTTCTTAGCAAACTCTTCAAACCTATTTAAATTTTTACCATCAACAAACTGATAGTAAGTATCATTGTGTTTACATACGATACACCATATCTTATCAGCAGACATGGTTGTCTCAATATCAAAAACAACTTTATTAAATGTCGTCAAGCTTAACCTCTTTTAGTCTACCTGTTTCTATATCATATTGTAAATCACAACAAGGCCCTGTTAACCCAGAGAATCTATTCTTTAATACTCTCACTCTTGTAGTATTTCTAATCTGTGGGTCATCATTCTGTGCATCTCTTTCTAAACCTATAACCATATCACTTAACTGTCCGATACTTGCTGAACCTCTTAATTGTGATAACGAAGTAGCCGCACCTTCTTCGTGGCCCTTACCATCAGGTCTCCTTAAATGTGATACAACTATCATTGCTAATCCTGTTTCTTGTACTAGCGTTCTAAGTCTAGTCATTATCTCATCTAATGCTCTTCTCTCATCTCCGTGTGATTGGTCTGATACAATAATACTAACATGGTCTATTACAACATACTTACAATCTAAACCTTTAGCTAAGTATCTGACTCTTGAAACTATATTATCAATTGAGTTAGAACCAAAATGGTCGAACATAAATATTCTACCTGTTCCTACTGTTGCATCAAAGTATGTTCTCAACTCTTCCTTACTTACATGTACATCAGGTAAATGTAATCTTTGATTAGCTTCAATACTCATCAAACCTTTTGAAGTTATGACAGGTGTTTCTTCTAACATTAACAATCCAATATTATCTGTTGTTGTTTTTAATATATTGTAAACAACTTCTCTCATTACCTGAGTCTTACCTAATCCTGACCCTGCTGTGAATGTGACTAATTCAGATGGTCTAATACCATAAGTTATTTTATTCATACCCTCAAAAGGATATTGAACAAATGCTCTTGCTGTTGGTTTAGCAATCTCTTCAAATAAAACATTAGCATTTATAATACCATCAGGTGCATATAACTTAGCATCCCAAAAAGCTTTGGTATAAACTTGTATTTTATTTTTAGATAAACAATCTGAAGCATCTTTAAATTCCTGTGGTAAGTTCATTATCTTACACTTTCCAGGACTAAATAACTCAGCTACTTTTAATGCACCCTCTTGTCCATGTTTATCATTATCAAAATTAATAATGACATTCTCAAACTGTTCAAGATAATCTAAACTATTTTTAATATCTTTTACTGCTGATGTTATTCCATTCTTAATACTAACAACAGGAGTATCATACTTATTAGTCTTGAACATTTGATAAGCTGATAAGCAATCTAGTTCGCCCTCAGTTATTATAATAAATTTATTTTTAGAAAACAAATGTTCGCCAAACAATCCTGAGTCTTTAGTATTACCTTGTATACTAAATTCTTTTAGTTTAGTGTATCTTGTTTTTGTTGCTACCTTAGCACCTTGCTTATCATGGTATGGGTAGTAATGATGTGTGATACTTCCAAGTGAGTCCATCTTAACTGTGACTCCATATTTCTTACAAGTATCTTCTGATATATTTCTATCAATGATTTCAGCATAGTTAGAATCATTTAAGAAATCTTTGACTTGGTATTGATTTACTTTATTTGTAGTTTCGTAATTTGTTTCCATATTGTATTCCTTTATGTACTGCTGACAAGAAAAACAATACGCTGACCCATCTTTATTCATAGAGACTGCGTCACTACTAGAACAAAGTGGACATGGTAAATGATATTTTACGAATCCATTATGATTTGTTTCTTCCATTGTCGCCCTTTAATGTTAGTTAATTTAATTGTTGAGAGAGCCGATTGGATAAGACCGACTCTCTCATTGGAGTATAGCATAATGACAAACATTAACATTATAACTTAATACTTTAGACTTAATTAAAAATCAGAGTTTATTTTTTCTCCGCTAGAAGATTCCTCTACATCAAAATCTTCTTTAGGTGTATACTCAACTAAGTCTAAAACTTGTACAGCTTGTAAGTCAAGTCCTTTACCTGTCTTACCTTTGTAATTCCAGTCGTAAGATTTATACATAACCTTAACCTTACTACCATTACCTACAATTTTATTTAAAGGATTCTTTTCAGCATCCACTAATTGAGGTTGTTGATTTTTATCTCCATTAGCTTTGGATACTTTCCTTTTAAACTTAATTATATTTTTAATTGTTTGATTATCTATTACTGTTTCGCCAATTTTGAATCCCTCTTTTTGAAATTCAGACGCTGTCTTATCATCGACTGCTAAGTCAATCGTCCACATTGGTTCAAATTTTTCATTGGGTCTTGTTATTGATGCCCAATATGCTGTGCCTTCTACTATTGCCATAATATATTTTTCCTTTTATTTAATATTTTATTTAACATACGAATCATATACCAAATTTATTCTTCGATGTCAACACTTGTCTCATCTTTTTTTTCATTGTTATCATTAGATAATTGCTCAATATTTTCAACAGTTTTTTTCTGTTTCTTTTTGAGTTTACTTTCTAATTCTGCTATCTTAGTACCCATGCTTTTTATATCTGAGTTAGTAAGTTCTAATTGTACTAATAGTTTTTTAATTTTTAAATCTTTATCTGATGCTAATTTAATAGCATCATTTTTTTCTTTTGTTAAATCACTAATAGTTTCTTTTAGTTCTCTTATTAAATCTTTTTGACTCATAAATTATAATGTATAACATCCCTCTTTAAATAGTTCTACTATTGGAAGTACCACACACTTACTTGCTTTATAATCTCCTATACTTTTTGTGTGTGTTTTTTTATATTTATTAACTATCTTCTTTAATCTTGATACTCTAAACACTAACATACAATGTTCTTTCTTATCTAACTCTAAAATATGAAACCACCATTTAGCTTCGGTCTTATCTATACCTGACGGCTTACCTCTAAATTCATATTCAATAGCAATATTACCTGTCTTACGCCACCAACTCCTTTCTGTTTTTATTTCAACTTGTTCTTTACCAAGTAGGTCAGCAACTCTTTTCTCTCGTACCTGTCCATACTTTAAATCAATATCAAATTTAGATGTGTTATTTAATTTCATTATTTATTTATGAAAAGGTACAAACATATTCAGTTAAGAATTTATTTAAGTTTTTATTTTTAAATAACTTTTTAATATTTTTAGTTTGTAATTTACTTAATAACTTTAATACAAAGCAAGGTTTTAAATTTGCATAATCACAAACTAAATTAAAATCTTCATTATTTATTTTAAAAAAATCTTTTGCTTCGTCAACTATAATTTTTCTTGCATATCCAAATGCATGAATATCACAATTTAAATAATCTAAAATACTTCTAACTATAACAGACCTCCATAATAATACTTCTGGGTATATATTTGTTATGTTAGTTTCTCTTATTGGATTTCCAAATGACTCTGGTTTTAATATCATATTAATCTTTCTTTATGTCCTGTGTAGAAACTGTATTATTTTTTTTAGATTTAGAATTAGAATTTTGTATCTTTTGTTTAAAAGTTTTCTCATTTATCTCCTCTATTGTTGCTCTTGTTTTTTTAACATCTTTACTAATTATCAAAGCATTATCAGTAAAAGTTATTTTATTTTTTAATTTTGTTTCATCCTTTACATCTTCATAATAATCTTCAATACACATATCTAAATTAATATATGTTTTCTTTAAAATAAATTTACTCATAATCTCCTTTTATCTTGTACAGTATTTTCCTTTTATAACATATGGTTTTGTTTTATATGTCCTATCAATTTCTAATATCCTTAATGATAAAAACTTCTTAATCATTCTATGAATGATACCTGCATTAACACTAGGATATTTATTTCTAAGTTCTTTAATCAAGTTTCTTTTTTTATATTGTTTAGTTTCTATCAGATTGAAAAGTGTATTTGCTATCTCATCCTTAACGGAGGATTCAACACCTATTGTTTCTTTTTCAAACTCAGAAACATCTATCTTATATTTATTTAATAGTGAATTAAAGTCATCACTACTACTCCAACTATAACACATCTTAGGCATACTAAGATTAGCTAACAGCATTATTAATTTTTCACTATCACTATTATCAAATTTTGCTAGGTATGTAAACACTTGATTGTCAACAGGTACATCTTTATATTTTTTAGTCTCATCATACATCATGTTCATACTCCTTTATTATTTGTATTGCTCTAGCTTTGAATGGATGTTTAGCTATATAACCTTTTAGTTCTATATAACCCAACATAGTAAACACACTACATTTACTTCTTTGATTCATGTGTTTCATTATCTCTTCAAAGGATGGCATAACTTTATTTTTCTTAGCATACTTCTTTAGAAAAGTAAAAAGTTTATATTGTTTTTTTGTAAGCATAACTTAGCATACCAAATTAATATGTCAAAATTAAGGCGTAAAAAACCTAATAAAATCAACACTTATTCGTGGTACTTAGCACCTCCGATTCGTAATTGTCTTTCGTATTCAACTTCTGCTTGAAGATTTCTTATCTCTTCTTGCAAGGTTAAGTTTTGTTCTTTTAAAAATTTTACTTGCTGAGTTAAGTCATCAATCATTTTTTCTAAATCATGTATATTTTTATCATCTTTCATTTGTTTGATTTGATTAACTAACTCAGTAATATAAACATCCCCATAAGATTTAGGTTTATCAGTCATAATTATTCCTTGTCTTGATAAGTATAATCTTTTGATTGTTCAAAAAGAAAATACTCATAGTTTTCATAATCATTATTTTCTTTTATTATATCTACATACTTGTCTGCACTTTCTTTAGATATAAATTGTTTTTCAAATATAAAGTTTTTAGAATCTTTAAACTTTCCAAATACCATATACTTTGTAGTTTGTACTTCTTCTTTTTTATTTAGATTAAACATATTATATTCCTCCTAATGATTTAAATGATTTAATTAATTGTTGTTTAATAATTTGTTTAGCTTTTTTGTTTGCTGTTCCTCTACCAAATCCAATAACTTCAACATGACTATCAAACCAATCGCTTGTTTCTTTATTGTTATTTATTTTTTTATTTATTTTTTTCTTTATCATATTATATTACTCCTTATTTATTTTTTTATGTCGCCCCATATACCATTTACTAGGTTCGTAGTTCCACCTCTTACCTTGATGGCCTCGTAATCTAGCATACAACATTCTTATTTTTACTATTAACTTTTTTATATTCATACTAATTTAATTTCTTTACTTTACATATACCAATTTCAATTAAACTTTCAGCTTGTCTAGCAAACCAACCTTGCAACTTCCAAACCATACCTGTGTCAATTAGAAATTGCCAAGCTTTAATTTCCTCCTCAGCTGTGTCTGCTCTAATATAACCCTCACATATTCCTACTGCATAATGTAAGTCCATAACTAATTCTTTTTGTAAGTTTAATTTTTTATACAATTTATAATAGTTATGTTCTTGTTTATTAGTAAAACTTTTTTTACCATAAATTGATTTCTTAACTTTTATTTTTTTGTTCATAATAATTTATTATCTTAGCTAGTGCATCAAGTCTAGCACTTGTTTTAATAAATGGTAAAATTAATTTACTAACTCTATAACAATCTTTATGAGCAACAGACCATTTAATTTGTTGCTTACCTAGTAAACCATTCTTTTTTAATCTTCTTTTTGGATAAGATATAAACCCACAATTAAATGTAGTCTGTAAATCTTTAACAGGTTTAAAATCTGTATTACAAACTTCAATCCTTATCACTTTACAAGGATATATTCTTCCCCTAGAATTTTTCTTTGGTCTTGTTTTAAACTCTACATGCCCCTCGCCATCAATAAAACCTGATGCATATATTATTTCACTATTATAATTGTTCATTACCAATACACTCCTACTTTTTCTAATGTTTTTAATTCTGATTTTTTAATATTAATCATACCATCAAACCTAACTAAACTCATTCCATCTTTAGTCCAATAGCTACCGCCCTCTTCATCTTTCATTGTAAAGGGTTCGCCAAAAAATTCAGATAATAATTTCAACTCATCATCTTCGCTTTTGTAATTCATATTCTCTAAATCTTTAGAAGAATAAATACCATACATATAATGTTCCAGCTCCCCATACCTCTGATGAAATTTACATAACCAAAACTTCATTTAACCTCCTCTTTTTCATATTCCATATAACCTATACCAGCATCTAATCCAACATAGAATGCTTTAACTTCTTCTTCTGTTTTAAATTCAAATGTTTGGACATCGCCATACATACCAAATTTAATTTTAATCTTATGCATTTTCTTCATCCTCTAAGTCACTTAACCATTCATCAATACCTTGTGCAATATCATCAGGTACATCTAATAAAGTATCTGTCTTACCATCACTCCAACTTACATTGATACTCCAACCTGTTATTCTTAAATCGCCTTTCTTATCTACACTCATTTTACTACCTCCAATTTTGGTTTACCTTTTTTACTTGGAAAATTTTTATCAAACTCTTTTAGAAAAGAATCTTTATCATACTCTAATGTCTCATACCATTCTTGAATATAACCCTCTTCATCTAATCCCCATCGAATATGTAATTGAATCCATTCTAAATTATCATCCTTATCTTTTTTTAAATCTAAAACTTTAGACTCACACCAACCATCTTTAAATAAATTACTTGACCTAAAACATTCAGCAATAAAATCCCCATAGTTAATTAGATTAGGTTCAGTAAATTCTTTTTTTAATTTGCTAACATCATAATAAAAACTACCCATTCAATAGTACCTCCTCATTATATAATTGTTCTATTAAATTTTCATTTACATAACCAAGATTATGATTATCTTTAAATGTAAATTTATTTTTTAATATTTGTTTTACTTCATCAAGGGATACATTATTATTCTCATAAAGTAAATCAGATATTTCTTCTCTTACCTCTTGTATTTGTGCTTTTACTTTACCCATTTTCTTATATCCTTTTCACTTAACCCTAATGCTTTGATTAAACCTTGAACACTCCAATGATTTTTAATTATTAAATCTTTCATTGTAGTTTTATTTTTTTGTTGCTTTGCTCTTCTCATTTGTTTCCTCCTTTGTTAAGTCTAATTTATAAAACCTACATATTCTAAATCAAATTCTAATTTAGATATTAACTCTTCTCTTAGTTCATCATAGTAAATATCTAAATCATCTACATCATAATCATCTTCATAAAAAGATAGTATCTCATCTTCCATTACAGAAAAATCTTGTCTACCATATATAATATCAATTAATATTTTAATTTCATTGTCACTAAAATGGTCTTTAAAATCTTTTTTTGTTTTCATATTATACTCCTTATCATTTAATTATGTTTTAATTAAGGCATTAGCTATGCATTATCAACATAGCAGGTATGTATTATTAACATAGTATGTTCTATTTTAAACAACAAAAAATTGTGCTAAAGATTATATAGAATATAATTAATAATAATAATCATACTACTACCATTACTAATAGTTAATAATATCTATAACTAATACCAATACTTATCAAAGTTATCCTTGTTATATTCAACAACACGCCACTCATCCTTTTTAGATAACGACTTCCTTGCAAACTCTTTACCCTCCTTTTCAGTTTCAAATATTTCATTTGTATATTTAGTATATTTATTTTTATATTTATATATTACAAAGTACAGCATGTTCTATTCTTGTACATCTTTTGTTTTACTTATGTTCTCATTAATTAAACTTCCATTAATAGGAAACATTTTTTCTGCCATATCTTCTGACTTATGAGTTATTGTATCATAAACAGACTCAATCATTTCATACATTTTATGAAGTCTACTATATGATAATTTCTTTTGTTTTAATACTCTAATTTTTTCGTGATGAATTAAATCTAAAACTTTTAGTAGTCTTAGTTTAATAAAATTATTTGCTTTCATTTATCCTCCCACCATTCAGGTATGTTATTTAGTTTATTCCACTTAGCAAAATATTTCTTAGCACCTTTATAATAATTTCTGTACGCTACAACATAGTCATTATGTTTGTATTCATCAGGCATACATTGAGGCGGTGTTGTAAATTCCCCATCAGGTATAACCTCATAGTATTTTGATTGTTGTATGTTGTTTAATATTGTTTGAGTTTTATGTACCTTACCATATCGTTTTGTATATTCTTTACACAACTCATAACCTAGTTTTAAACCCCACATAAAATTAGTTCTAGTATTACCTATCCATAATGTACTAGGATGTTTTGGATGAGCAGTTTTATATAGTCTACTAGCATCAATACCCATAGCATATTTATTAATAGCAGTCGATAACATCTGAGCAGTTTCTAATATCATTTTAACAACGTGCTTATCACAATGATACTCAGCACTTTTTTCAGGTGTCTTATCTAAAAAAAATATATTCATAGTATATTCCTTAATGTTATGAGGGTACTCTACAATTTAGAATACCCTCATTAGTTATAGCTTAATTAATTGCTTGGTTTAGTTTGCCCGATTTAAACTGTGCAATTATATCAGCTTTATTATTTTCAGCGTCATTATCTTTTAATAACTCAGCCAAATTTTCAGGACTGTAAATTGATAATGCCATTGATGAACCTGTGTCTAACACACTTTCATTTAAAGTTATACCTAGTTTATCGCAAAGTTCTTTTG